GACTAAGAATAAGATTAAGAAGTTATCTGCTCAATCAAGAAACAAAGATGGATACAATATCGAAGTTGGTTGTATTGATGAAGTCCATGAAATGACGGACTCAAAAGTCTATGATGCAATCAAACAATCACAATCAACAAAGAAAGAACCGTTAATATTTATCATAACCACTGAAGGGACGACCATCGGTGGTTTTTTAGATAGTAAATTAGAATATGCTAGAAAAATGTTAAAAGGTGAAATACAAGATAACAGAGTACTTCCCTGGCTCTACACACAAGACTCAACTAAGGAGATTTACGAAGATCCAACCACATGGCAAAAGTCGAATCCTAGTATTGGAGTCGTAAAACTCAATAATTACTTAGAAGATGTTATGAACAAATCGAAGCACGACTTATCCACAAGGGTGACAATGCTTTGTAAAGACTTTAATATCAAGCAAGCAGATTCAGGTTCATGGTTATCTTTTGATGATTTGAACAATGAAGACAAATATTCAATCGATGATTTAAGAGATTCTTATGCAATTGGTGGTGTCGATCTATCTTCAACAACAGACCTGACAGCTGCAGTCTTGGTTATCCAAAAACGAGATAGCAATAAGAAGTATGTCATACCGCATTTCTTTATGCCAAGTGAAGTAGTGGAAAAGAGAATCAAAGAAGATAACGTTCCATATGACATTTGGATTAAGAAAGGTTTTGTGACTCTCACTGATGGACATCAAAATGACTTTAGTTTAGTAACTCAGTGGTTTATGAAGATGATACAAACTTATGGAATCCGACCACTATGGGTAGGGTATGACCCCTGGAACTCACAGTACTGGATAAAAGAAATGGAAGACTTAGGTTTTAATATGGAGAAAGTAAGACAAGGTATCTATTCTTTATCAGAACCAATGAAAATCCTAGAAGCAGATCTAAAAAACAATGTTGTGAACTATAACAATAATCCTATCTTGAAATGGTGTCTTGCTAACACACAAGCAAAGGTTGATTTAAATGGAAACATCCAACCATCAAAACTAAACTCTAAGTACAAACGAATTGATGGAACAGTAGCGTTGATAATTGCCTATGTTGTTCTAAATAGATATAAGACAGATTATGAAAATATGATATAATATTTATAAATTGGGGGTGCAATTTATGGATATTATTGCAGTAATTATTTCATCATTAACACTTTTATGGACATTCATCAGTTTTTTTTTACTACATAAGCAGTCAAAGGAAATACAGCAATTACAAGCAAAATATGATCGAACAAACTATATGAGTCAGGTACAATTTGATATTGAGATTGAAACATACAAAAAACTTTCTGTAACTTTTCATAAGTTATATTTTTCAATACACTCATTGTTTCCAAATGGGCTAGACAGAGCTACTCCATTTGATGAGGAAAAGAAAATTGAATACAGAAAGAAAATCTATGAAGACGCAGTAAAGGCATACAATGGATATATCGAAGTGCTTTTTGCTAATAGACCTTTCATCGATGAAAACATATATAAAGGGTTTGATGAACTTAGAGATAAAGCAAGATTGCAAATTGCATGGTTTCCGGACCTGATGATCTTTAAAAGAGATACATATATAAAAGAGTATGCAGAGGAAGAAACTCAATGCTGGAAGAGAACTTCAGAAATTGAAAAAGAAAAAGATGAATTATTAAAACTGGTAAGGGAACATCTTAAATCAATCATGAAATAGGAGGTGCACATGGCCTTATTTAAGAGAAGAAAAAAGACTGGATCATTTGATGCACTCCAGTTAATCAGTAATTTAAATACGTTTTACACACCATTTGGTACAAACATTTCAAAGAGTGATGTAGTAAAAATATGTATTGATCGAGTCGCAAGTCAATGTGCGAAACTCAAACCCAGATTTATAAAAACCGAAAACGATAAGACAGTAACCGAGAAAAAAGGTAGGCTGTCTTTTCTTTTGAAGTATAAACCGAACGAAATTATGACACCTTATGACTTCATCTACAAAACAATCACATTACTCTTGTTGAATGATAACGCATTTGTTTATCCGAAGTTCGATAAAGATACAGGTGAACTAAAAGGTATCTATCCATTAAGACCGATCACTGTAGAAATCATTGTTGATAGCTCAGATACTTACTTCATCAAATTCTTGTTCGATAATGGAGAGTCATACATATTGCCCTATGATAATGTCATTCATTTAAGACGACATTTCGGACAGAATGATATCTTTGGAGGAACTGGATCAACGGGCGATCATGAAGCAATACTAAAAACGATATCCATCAACGATAGCTTACTTCAAGGAATCGATAATGCTGTGAAATCTTCAATGCAGATTAAAGGTATCTTGAAAATGAATGGTATGTTATCAGAAACGGATAAGAAGAAGCAACGTGAGTTATTCGATGCTGCATTATCAGAATCCGTAAGTTTGAAGGGAAGTTCAATTATTCCGATTGATTTAAAGTCAGAGTATATTCCATTAGCAGTTGATCCGAAACTGATTGATAAGGATACACTTGAATTCTTACAAGCGAAGATCCTGGATTACTTTGGAGTATCAGTCCCAATCTTTACTAACAAATATACAGAAGATGAATATAACTCATTCTATGAGTCAACGATAGAGCCTTTAGCTATTCAACTTAGCGAGGCTTTTTCTTTAGGCTTACTTACGGATAATCAGCTAGAACGTGGAGAAGAAATCATATTCTATAGCGAAAGACTACAGTATGCTTCATGGAATACCAAAGTAGCAGCTATTGAGAAACTGATGAGTCTTGGAATCATGTCACTCAATGAATCAAGAGCATTACTTGGATTAGAACCTATCGAAGGTGGAAACAAACGACTTCAATCATTAAACTTTGTCGATGCAGATAAAGCAAATCAATATCAAGTAGGAACGGAGGAACCTAAAGATGAAAATAACAGTTAATGGAAAGATATCAGAAGATGCACTTAAGGTCATCTTAGAAACCCAAAAGAAAAAGACGATCATCATTGATGATTACTGTAAAAAAGAAAAACTCGAGTCACTTTTTTATAAAGACTCAGAGCTTGAATATGAATATCAAAAACAAGTAATAACAAAACCAAAGAAAGTAGAGACTCGTAAAAATGATAAAGGAAACTAGAATAGCGGATGTCACGCTTCATGAAGAAGATGACAAGATGATATTAGAAGGCTATGCATTAGTCTTTAATAACGAAACACTCATTGGTGATGAAGAATATGGTTTTTTAGAGGAAATCGATTCAAGAGCTCTATCAGAAACCAAAATGAAGGATGTTCCGATGAAATACAATCATATGGACTCCTTTTTAATTATCGCTAGAACCAAAAACCAATCCTTATCACTTACTGTAGATAGTATCGGATTAAAAGTACGTGCGGAATTACTAGATACGAACACAAACCAGGATATCTACAAAATGGTAAGAAGTGGATTATTAGATAAGATGAGTTTTGCTTTTACGGTAGATGAACAAGTATGGAATCGTGAAGGTAGAATTCCAAAGAGAACTATTACAAAGATAGAACGTTTGTATGATGTGTCGGTTGTGGATACTCCGGCATATGATGCAACCTCTATATACGCTCGTTCTTTAGAATCTATGGAGTTAGAACTAAAGGCTATGGAGTTAGCAGAGCAAGAAGAACAATCAAGAATTATCAAAAAACGTATCAAAATCAAATCACAAATTTAAAAGGAGAAAAAATCATGAATTTAGAATTAAGACGAAAAGAAATCGAGTCAAGACTGACTGAGATCAGAGGTCTTGTTGATAATGAAACAGATATTACCAAACTTGAAGCATTGGAAACTGAAACAACTGAACTTCAAGAAGAACGAAGTGTTATTGATAAGAAAATGGCGATTGCAAGTAAAACTGAAATCAAGCCAATTGTAATCGATAACCGCACTAAAGTTGATAAAGAAAAACTAGAACAACGTGCTGCAAGTTTGCGTGAAGCTAGAGTCATTCAAGTATCAAGTGAAGAGATCTTGCTACCGGATCACACTGCTTCAGGATTAGCACCAGTACCATTCGCACAAGTATCGACGCTTGTTGATCGTGTTAATGTTATCAACTTAAATGGTGGAGAAACGTACAAGAAATCATTTGTTAAGAGCAATGGTATCGCTGGGACTACACTTGAAGGACAACCTTATAGTGAAACTGAACCTGCATTTGGTTATTTGACAATTTCCAAAGTAAAGATTACTGCTTATACAGAAATCACAGAGGAACTTGAAAAACTACCTGCTATTCCTTATCAAGCAGAAGTATTGCGTAATATCAATATCTCACTCAAAAAGAAAATCAGTGAACAAATCTTACGTGGTGCAGGAACGACCAATACCTTCACTGGTATCTTTAGTGATGCTGCAGTAGCTTTAGCAGATACTACACCGCTTGAAATTGAAGCAATTACTGATTCAACACTAGATGATATTGTCTTTGCTTATGGTGGCGATGAAGAAGTCGAAGGTGGAGCAGTACTTATCTTGAATAAGAATGACTTACGTGCATTTGCTGGACTTAAAACGCCAGAAGGTAGAAAAGTCCATTCAATCGATTATGTCAATAAAACAATCGATGGTATTCCTTATATCATCAATTCAAACTGTAAAGCTATTTCTGATAGTAATACTGCAGCTGGAGAATATGGTATTGCTTATGGTGCACTTAAAAACTATGAAGTGCCAGTATTCTCAGCAGTTGAAATTGGTAAATCTACTGATTACAAATTCAAAGATGGCATCATCAGCTACAAAGCATCCGTATTTACTGGTGGTAACGTTGTCGGATATAACGGATTCCTACGTATCAAAAAGAAAGCAGCAGCATAATAGCTAAAGCAAATTAACTAGATAAGAAAGGATTGATTTCATGGCCATACTAGACATTGTAAAAAAAGCACTACTCATACCTTTATCAGAATCATTTGCTGATGACGAGTTGAACACTCATATCAGTAGTTGCAAGGCATACTTAACAAGTTGTGGAATTAATCCTTCTTATATAAATGATGAATCAAATCCCATGGTAAGCACAGTGATTATTATTTATGTGAAGACGTTTTTTGGCTTTAAAAATGATGGGAGTGCAAAAGAACTACCGAAGACATTTGATATGTTGGTAGGACAGATTGCATTAACACAAGGAGTTTCAGAAAATGTATCCTAATTCACCCAATATATCACTTAAACTGCTAACCATGGATTTGGTTCAAAATTCAATTGGTTCTTCAACCTATCAACTTCAACACTCAAAAGAAGTAGTCGGTATCAACTTCAGTATCACATCAAATGAATACTATGAAAGTAAACGATCAGATATTAGAATTGACATTGCCTTAAAGATTCAAAGTTTCTTATATGATAGCAGTAAATATGCTGACATTGCAGGTGACATCTACAAGATTGAACGAACATATCAGATTGGACAGTTCATTGAACTCTACTTAAGTAAATCAAAAATCAGAAAGAGTGATATCATTGGTTACGCTTGATGAACTAGGTGTTGCCATTTCAAATATGGTTGAAGAGTATGCTGAAGACATTATTGGAAAACTTGAAAAGCTACTAGATGAAACGGCACAGGAAATCGTGAAGTATATCAGTACTCATGCACCAAGAAGTGGTGGTTCAAAACCATTCGCTGACTCGTTTGTTGCTGAACCAATAGGTAGTGGTGTCAACAAGACAATTGTGATCTTTTCTAATGAAAAAGGAAAGCTGACACACTTACTAGAGTTTGGTTTTACGCATCGAAGTGGGAAGTATGTAGGACCTAGACCATTCATGCGTCCAGCATATGATTTGCTTACACCGAAGATGCTAGAAGACATCAAATCGATTATTGAAAAAGGTGATAGTTAATGCAGGAAAAATTGGAAGCATTATATGATACTTTGAATTCCGTTTTACCTGGTAAGGTATCTTATGGAACCAGAGTAGGATTAGAAGACGATCCTAACTATATCATCTATCAAGAATTAAGTAATCGATCAATTGTATATGCAGATGATAGAGTAGTTGCAAAGGTAGCAACTTTTCAAGTCAGTTTAATCACTGAAAAGAAGAACTTAGGACTAGAAGAACAACTAGAAGCATCCCTTTATTTTATGGGATATGAATTTGAATTATTATCTGAATTTGTCAATGAAGACAGTTCAGTTAATAGAGTATATGAAATCAAACAGGAGGTTTTTTAAATGAGTAATAAAGTCACATTTGGTTTAACAAACGTACACTACGCACTTGCTACTCAAGCAGAAGATGGAAGTTGGACCTTTGCTACGCCTAAACGTTTAGAAGGTGCACAGGAAATTACAACGGAAGCCATCGGTGGAAGTACACAAGTGTATGCAGATGATAAGGTGATTGCAACATTAGTATCCAATTCAGGCTCTAACGTAACACTTAAATTTACGGAGATTGATGACGTGTTCAAAAAGGACATCTTTGGTGTTCTAGAAGATACAAATGGAAATCTAGTAGAAGTTGTAAATGGCGAAACAAAGACATTTGCTTTAGGCTATGAAATTCAAGGTGATATCAAAGCGAGACGAATTTGGTATTTCTTATGTACGGCTACTCCATCAGGAGATGCAAGTAAGTCGAAAGCTGATTCAATTGAGGCAAACTCAATCACGCTAAACATTACAGCAAGACCAATCGAATCCGGAGACAATCTTATTCTCAGAGTAATCGCGGGTGTGGGAGATGCAAACTATGCAGCATTCCTAACAACAGCGCCAGCATTACCAACATTTATTTAAGGAGATAATCGAATATGGAAAAGACACTTAAACTTGGTGACAAGGATTATCGCCTTCATTCATCACTATTTACGATCATTGACTATCGTAATGTATTCTCAACAGAGTTATTTAGTGATATCAAGAAACTAGAAAAAACGAATATCAAAAAAGAAGATGATATATCGGCTGTGATTGACACCATCTTCCGAATTATATATGTACTACATAGACCTTTCAGCAAACAATCCTATAATGACTTCTTGATGTCATTGGATTTTTCTGTACTAAGTAATCAGAGTGAACTGGAAAATCTGACGAATACGATAGGTGAAATGCTGGGTACGTTTCAAAAAGGATCCACACCCAAACTACCCACAAAGAAATGATGATGTAAACATAACAGCGAACATCATATTCAACCTTGCTCATTTAGGAATCTCTATTGAAGATACAAAGAACTTTGACATAAATACCTATTTTGAGATTGTTGAACTTGAAATGAATGTTATTACAGGGAAACAGTCATCAAAAAGAGCAACGCAAAGAGATATAGATAAATTCCTGTTATAGGAGGTGAATATTAATGGCAGAAACAGTCAAAGGACTAAATATCAAACTAACTCTTGATGGTAAAGATTTAGAAAATGAATTAAACGGAATCAAGAAAGAACTCAAGGAACAGAATAAAGACTTAAGAGCGATTAATACCAACCTTCGATACGATAGTAGCAATCTTGATTTATGGAAGCAAAAGCAAACCAAACTAAATGATATCTTGGTTCAAACCAAGAAGAAACTTGAAACTCAAAACCAGGAACTTGATCGCGCGAAAAAAGCTGTTCAAGTCGGTGATATGAGTCAAGAAGAGTTTAATAAGCTCAAACGAAACGTCCAGTACACCGAAGCAGAAATTGCTAAGATGAATGGACAGTTGGAAAAAACATCAGATAAAATCAAACAGCTAAGTAATGCTAATTTTGAAAAGATTGGTAAGCTTGGTTCGACATTAACGAAAAGTGTGACGGTACCTATTTTGGGTGCCGTTTCTGCTTTAACAGCCTTCTCAGTGAAGGCAGCATATACTGCTGATGAAATTGGAGACACAGCTGAGAAGATTGGGTTATCTGCTGAAGCCTTTCAAGAGTGGAATCATACTGCGACCATTTTAGGTGTCTCAACTGAAAGAATGGAACGTGCGTTTGTTAAGGTAAATGGTATTCTTGG